GACCCTATCAAGAGACAGCCGCTGACTTCTTGTACGAGCACGACCGCGCCATGATCTTGGCGCCAGTCGGTGCAGGCAAGACAGCTATCACGCTGACGGCAATGAAAGATGCGTTGCGGGACGGGGTTGTCAAACGCTTCCTAGTCCTCGCACCCAAGCGCGTCTGCACCGACGTGTGGCCAGTCGAGGCGCCCAAGTGGGCTCATGGCGTGAGCCTGGCTGTCGCCGTGGGGACACCCAAGCAACGCCAAGCGGCCTTTGATTCAGACGCGCAAATCGTAGTGATGAACTACGACAACTTGCAGCGCATGCCCGAGTGCAACTTTGACGGCGTGGTGTTTGACGAGCTTACCAAGCTCAAGAACCCATCAGGCGCGCGGTTCAAGGCGCTGGCCAAAATACTGAAGGCACCCGTGCGTTGGGGCCTGACTGGTTCGTTTACATCGAACGGCCTTGAGGACGTCTTCGGCCAGTGCAAGATCGTTGACGAGTCGCTCCTTGGACGCAGCAAAGGTGCGTTCATGCAGCAGTACTTTGTGCTGGTCAACAAAGATTTCGGCGAGTGGGCACCCCGCGCCTCGTCTCTGCCGCTGATCATGGACCGCATCAAGCCCGCGACGTTTGTGTTGGACGCTGGCGAATACGCCGACAAGCTGCCGCCCTGCCACCACGTCGAGATGCGTTGCAAGTTCACCGACCGCGAGCCCTACGAAAAGATGAAGTCAGACTTTGTAGCGTTGGGCGTTACAGCCTTGAACGCGGCGGTCGTGACGGGCAAGTTGCAACAGATGGCCAGCGGCTTCGTGTACGACACGCAGGTGACGGCCAGCGAAGAGTACGGCAAGTTCGATACCACGCAGACGCCCATCTGGTTCAGCGATCACAAGTTTGACTTACTTAACGACCTACTGGAGGAGAACCAACATGCCAACACGATCATCGCATACAACTACAAAGAAGAGCTGGCTGAGCTCAAGCGGCGTTACAAGCACGCGGTCACCCTCGACGACGACCGCGCCATCGAGCGCTGGAACGCCGGCCAAGTCGAGCTTCTCTTGGTCCATCCAAAGTCCGCCGGCCACGGGCTCAACCTCCAGCACGGCGGATGCCGCATCGTGTTCGTGTCCTTGCCCTGGTCGCTCGAATTGTTTGAACAAACAGTCGGGCGGCTGCATCGTAGCGGCCAGCGGCATGACGTGTGGGTCTACGTTTTGATGACAGAAAAATCAGTTGATGAAAAAATCTGGGCGGCGTTGCACGACAAGCGCGCCATATCTGAAATTGCAATGGAGGAGTTGAAATGAGAAAGCCTATTGGCATTACGGTGCCCTACCGCGCGACGGAAGAATTCAACCGCATCGAGCGCGAGTCACGCATCAAGCAAGATTCCGTGCGCGACATTAAGCGCCCGACACGCGAGGCGTTGATGGCCGAGGTGGCCGTGCTGACTGAGATGGTCCGCGTGCTGTCGGCCAAACTAAAGGAAAAAGAATGAAGACAGTATGGGCCAAAGTACAGAGCTGGATCGCGCCGCCAGCAGAACCTAAGAAGATACGCAAGCAATGGACGCGGGGACCAAGAGGGCCGATGAAAGTCCACGCAGAGTACACCATGGAGCAAGCCATGCGTGACATTGACACAGGCGCAGCAAGAAGGAAAAAACGTGAAACGAATTGATCTATACAAACAAAAGCTCAAGGCCGCAAAGGCTGAGCTGCCGATGCGCCAGCGTCAGTACAACGCAGCCGAGCGCCACCTACGCAAGACCTTATTAACCATCAACGTATTGGAGAAGAAAATTGTCTACTTGGCGAAGCATTAACCACACTCTCAGCAGCAAGACTGAAGCCGAAGTGCTTGAGATGTTAGATGCTGAGCGCAACGGCGCAAAGCGCATCACCATCCTTGAGCGCCTGCATCAGCGCTACACCACCCTACGCGCCGCCCGCGAGCGCATCGAACTTATGAAGGAAGCAATCAAATGATCAAATATTTTGTCCTGCCCACCGCCGACATCATGGCTGCCCGTGAGCTGGAAGAGGCCAAGCGCGAGCTGTTGCGCAGCCAGTCAGCGCTCGACTACACCAAGCGCATGGTGGAGTACCACCAAGACCGCGTCAAACGCCTGACGGCCTATGTGGAGAAGAGCAATGGTGTTTGAAGACGTTGCCAACATTGCGGTGATATGCGCGTTGATGGGGTTGGGCATTATTGTCACAGCAGCCCTGTTGTTCGGTTACTTGGCTGCACTAGCCATCATGGAGGACAACCTTGATTAACGCGTTCCACCCCGAGTACATGAAGACGCATGAGCCCGACTTCATGAAAGACTTTCGCACAGTTGAGGCCAACCGCAAGGCAGCCGAGACGCTGGCCAAGCATGTGGCCAAGAAGCGCAAGCTCAATCCGACCTACGGCTATGTGCACGGCGTCACCAAGGTACCGTTGGAGATGAGGAAGGTCAAATGATTGACTGCCAAACTGTTGAGCGCGCCATCGACAAACAGGTGGCCGGCAACCATTACAAAGACCTGCCGATTCAGCCCGCGGAGTTCATCCACGCCAACGCGCTGGGGTACTTCGAGGGCAACGTCGTCAAGTACGTTAGCCGCTGGCGCAAGAAAGGCGGCGTCGCTGACCTTGAAAAGGCCAAACACTACATTGATCTTTTAATTGAACTGGAGAAAAAGCATGCCCGACTTTAAGACATGGGACCGCGACAACTTGGACAAGTTTGCAACCGACGCGTATTTGAAGCTGGTGGAACAGGAAGACCTGATCCAACAGCTTCAGTGCGACCTCAAGGACGCCATCGAGGCGTACCGCGTGCTTATGCGGCGTGGTAGTCAGCCTCAGTAAGGATACCAGGCTTGTACTTGTTCTCGGGCCGAAAGATCGTCAGCTTTTGCTGGCGCATCTCAGGCGCAAACGAGATGTGCATCCAGCGCCCGTATTCGTGGATCATCTGGTCGAACTTAATGCCAAGCTCTTCAACCTTGTGGCACAGCTGGATGGGGGTCAGGGTCGAGCTGGACACGTCAATAGCAAAGCCATCCATGTGCGAGCTGACCTTGCTGCCGCCCACCGCGACGTTCACGTCAGGCAGACGCAACCATGAGTTGATGCGCAGCGGTCCAGTGACGGCGCGCAGCGGCTCCAGACAGGCGGCGGCGTGCTTCATGTTTTCCAACTGCACCGTGCTGGGCTGGTTGTTGATGCCCATGCGCACAGCTGTCTCGCTGTAAGTCGCCTCTTCAAGTGTGAAGTGCTCACTGAGGTTCATCGTTCTTCTCCATGACGTTGTTGATCTTGATCGCTGCCAGCCAGCCAATAAAACCGCCGATGACGGTCGAGTACGCTGGCGCAATGATCGGGAAGATGTCCTTGTTGTCGATCATGGCGTTGGGCATGAACAAGCCACCCAGCAAGGTGATCGTCATTGTCAACAGAATGAAAGCCAGCGTGTACGTGATCACCGTGGCGAGGTGCAGGATTTCTTTTTGGAAGTCGGTCATTTTTTCATCACTTTCTCTAATGTTCGTCCACCGAAATAAAAGGACATTACAAGCATTCCCCACTGGCCGAGCAGCTCGACATACGCGCCCCTGGTTTCAAGGCCAAAAATCGACGCAACAGCAAAGCCGCTGTAGGCCAACAAAAGGAATATTAGCGTCGCTGGGCGGATGTTCTTGGACAACCAAGAGTCGCTGGTCATGTCGGCCTTTAGACGTTCCGTCAGGTTGTTTTGTTCGGTCTTGTAAAACTCCAGCTCCAGCTCTTGCAGTTTCTGGGCAGCGGCAGGGTCGCTGGCAATGGCCTTAGCCACCGCCTCTACGCTGTCTCCAACGCCAAGGCGGTTAGCAATGGCAGATACGGCAGCGCCGCCAAGAGGGCCAGCGACAGCAGTTGCAAGAGTGGGCGCAATGCCTTTGAGTAGACTAAATAGATCATTCACTGTCCTTCTCCTTTTTAAGCTGTTCGGCGCGCTGCAGAATTATCTCCGCTTTGCGCACCGTCTTGTCGGCGTACAGCGCCAACGCTATGGAAAACCCTAGCAGCGCGATGAGGCACGTCACGATCAATATCCAAAACCAAAACTCCTTCATATCGCGGAAAACAACGCCGTCATCCACAGACCTGCCACTGTCAGCACGATCACGTACCCCAGCTTGGCCAGCAGTATTTGTTCGCGGTGTTCGTGTCGCCATGCCGTGTCTCGCTCTCGTTTGCGCTTCAATTCACGAGCCACTTCTTGCTCTTCCAAAATTTCGTCGTACTTTAGCAAAAACTCTTGGTACATGGCACCAAGCCCCAGCGACTCTGGCGTGCCGTAGATCATTGACTGCTTGAGTTGGGCGTTTAGTTGTTTCATTTGCCACTGCATTTCAATACGGTCAATTGCACTGTCAGCCACCTTTTCTGTTGTCAACGCCAGCTCGTCTAGTTCTTGGCAGTGGATTTTGAGGTGCCTGATGGCTTCGAAGTAGACCTTGAGGTTTTCGCAGATGTCGTGGACTGCGCGGGCTTGGAACTCTTCGTAGCTGAGTTCTTTTTTGGTGGGTTTGACGGCTTGTTTGGTGACGGGGCTAACGCTTGCAACAGGCTTAGTAGGCGCGCCCAATAGACCTTTGACCCAGTCCCAGAGTCCTGCGACGGTGTCATACGTGTCTTTAACTTGGTCCACAATGCCTTCGACTTCAGACTTAGCGTCGTCGATGAAAGCCTTGCCTTCTGCAAGCATCTCACAGCCAGCCCTGATAGCCCCGACCGCACTTTGTGCCATGAGGAGGAGGCTGATAGGGTCCACATTTAGATGCCTAACAACTTCTTGATGAATTCAGCCGCCACGCCTGGGCCAAGTAGCACAGCCAAGATCACCACATACAGCAGATATTCAATCTTGGTCATGCGCTTTTCGCCAGACGTAAGCTGGCCATCTATGCGGCTGTAACGCTCGGCACAGATGGCCTCATGCACGGCCAACTTTGTTTCCACTGAATCACTCATTAGGCGTGTTGCCTTCTGCAAGCCATTCAAGATACTTTTGGTAGTCTGTGTTGTCGGGGTCGAAGGGGATGAAAGCGCCGTCGCTTAACCGCTGTACAACGCTAACAATTTCACCTAATGGGCCATTGAATTGTTTATACATAATCATAGTTCCGCTGATATTGAAATAGAAGCACTTGCGCCACCACGCAACGTACCACCAGCATTAGCAACACCGCCTGAAGATACTGTTCCGTATATGTTTACGCTATTTGCACTTATGGCATCAGCGGCAATTGTTGCTGCTGTTACTGAACCGCTACCAACACCAATAGTAAAATTACTTGCAGCAGCAAATGTAAATGCTGGAGCAGCTCTCATAGTTACTGGGTATTGCAAGACACATCCATTCCAAGCAGTAGTGTTTTGCCAGTAACAAGCACTATAGTATTCTGTGCCGCTTCGTATATAAAAATATCTTTGACACAAAGCCAACTCAGTACCATACGGGCGGTAGTCAAAGCTCGTTGCTGTTGAGCCTTTTTCTAGTTGAACGCCTGTGATGTAGAAGGTGGCTCCGTTTGTTCCGACTACGCTGGTTGCGCCTGTCACACTATAGTATGCGGTAGCGCCCCAAGAGCCAGCAGAACTTGACAATGTAGAGCCTGTTCCCAAACTCCACGAAAGATAAATTCCAGCAGAAGATGTGGACTCCCAAGTTCCAGATGTATCACCAGCAATCGTAATGGTTTTTTGTTCCCATGTGTTTGCTGCATTAATTGTGTAAGTAAACACATAAAAACGATTGCCAGCATTATTTGCCAAAGAGCCGCCAAATGTTCCTGTCAATGAACTGCGAACCCAAAAGGATAAAGTTACAGAAGACGCTCCAGCAGCTCCCCATCCAAGGTCAGCAATGTTATAGCCTTCAATAACTTGACGAAGGCCAAATGTGTCACTAGCAGCAACTGAATAAGCGGACAACGAAGTTGCACCTAAATAGTTTTTATACCCCGTTGCTGGTGTAACTGAACCAGCATTTTGTTGAACACTAAACTTTGATGCTTGCGTCAAAATCACATTAAATCTATCAACTGTATATGTACCAGTTGCTGTAGGAGTAACACTAGCTCCCGCATTTCTTTGGTCTATAACCATCGCACCATTGATGATGCGGTTCTTGAAGCCGTAATAACCTGTAGTCGTGCCTGTGCCGCCGTTGGCTTGCGGTAGTATTCCTGTAACCCCTGTGGTTAAAGGAAGCCCTGTAGAAGTGGTCAACACAGCAGAAAATGCGCCATCAACCGTGACATCAGATTCAAAAGTTACAGGCTCTGTAAAGTCTGCGGTGCTTTCAAAGATCGCATTACCAGTGACGTTCAGGGTCGTAAAGGTTCCTGCGTTTGGCGTACCGCTTCCGATTGGAGGTGGAGACGCAAACGACTCAGATGTCAGCGGTACGGAGATGTAATCAACCGTGTACAACGTAACGTCTGCTGGCGTTTTAAGAATGAATTTGTACGTCTCGGTGTTAAGCAGCCACACATTAGCCTGTCCATTGGAATCCAAGATAACAGGGTTGGTGTTGGTGGTCGTGCCGGTGTTGTCCACGTACGTGGCCAGAGGCGTCGTAGTGCCCGCGGCGTACGTGTACAACTTACCGCCGACGAGCGGCAGCCCGTCAGTGCCGAAGAACTGTAGCTTTGGTGGGGGTGATAGTGATGCCATCTTTATTTCCTTTGGCCAACGCCATTGATCTCAATCCGTAATGCGTTCTTGTTTTCACGGTCTTGTGCGAGCTGATTACGTCGAAATTCACGAGTCTTTGGACCCTGACCGCCCGATGATACTGGACGTGGCGCGCGCATATTGTCCTCCAACATGTCGGCCAAGTCTAGCATCTGGTCACGTTTAATTGCGGCGTCTCGACGCGCCTGCTCACTTTCCATGCGCTTGGCCAAGTCGTCAAACATTTGCGCCTTTTGGCGTGCCTTGTCGACCGTTTCTTGCGCGAGCTTGCGATCGTTTATGCGGCTCAAAACGTCCTTGTCAGACAGTTTGGCCAGCTCAGGCGACACTTCAGCCAGATCAGCGCGGGTGTTTTTCCACGCGGCTTTTTCGGCCAAAGTCATATCGAACATCTTGCCAGATGTTACTTTTTCAGCAGCGGACGCTAATGACGTACCAAAGTTTTCAAAGGTTGCGGGCGTAGCACCTTTAATGCCGGCAGCCACTTCAGGCGTGCCAGTCAATGGGTTAATTTGCAATTCCACGCCACCCTTGGTTGGCTGGCGTGCGGCTGCTTCAGCTGCTGCTTGCCGCGCTTCGTTTTGCTGGCCAAGCGTGCGTGACATAGCCGCTCGGCGCGCGTCTTCTGTGCGCAACATGTTTATAGTGCCTTCGGCGCTAGGTGCGGGTAATTGAGCTGGGCCAGACGCAAACCCAGGTGTAGATACGCGGGGTCCGTATTGGTTAGGCTGCATTACAAAGTTGGGCTGGTATGGCCCTTCGCCAGGCATCAGCACTTCCATGGGCGCTTCGTAAGGGACAACCGCGCGGTTTTGCGGGATCGGTTGCATAGACGCAGCCAATTGATTGACTGGTAGACGCATATCGCGCAAGTTTAGACTTGCTTGGTAACTGGGCGATGCCATGCGGTTAGCCGCGACCGACTCACCAACCTTACCGCCAAGCGCGCCCAAAATGCTACCTGCTGCTGCACTGATATAGTCTTGGCCCAGCGCGTAGCCAGCTACGCCGCCTAAAGTGCCCGCCGCGCCAGTACGGCCAACCGATACAGCTTTAGACCACGGCGAAGCGGCTTTAGTAGTGAACGCTTCAGGAAAATTACCAGCTATCCGCCCCAACGCTGCGATATCGCCAGTCATGGCGTTGTCTTTGGCTGTAATACGAGCTAGCTTGTTGACGTCCACCATGCCGGTGTTAAAGTCCGTCGCGCCTTCGTATGCGTACGTCTTGGCCATTTTTTGGCGGGCGTCGCGGTACTGGCTAAGCAACTTTGGGTTAGAAATACTGTTGTCAATCATTGACTCCAGTTCTGCGGCTACTTTAAGGTTAGTGTCCGCAATATCTAGCGCCTCAGTAGTCGCCGATTTATTGTTGTATGTTTTGCGCGCGCGTTCGCGCAAAACACTAATGTTTTTTATCAGGGTTTCGCCCGTCAAACCTGTTTGTGTTTTTGCAATGGCGTCATCTACGATCTTGCTGATAGCAGGCGCGTATTCTTTTGCTCCAATAACATCTAAATCAGTACGTATAGCTTCTAAACGCTGAATCATCGCGTCGTCGGCTTGTTGAATGGGCAACTTTCTAACTTCGTCATAAGGCGAAGACAAGCTAGCGCGCGCTTGTTTAAATGCAGCGTCACCATTAAGCTGAGTAGTAGGGGGCAACCCTAAATCCGCCAGCACAACATTTCGGACTTGATTTTTGTTGGCGCTTGTAATGGCTTCGACGCCTTTTTCGCCAGCAATTGCAGATGTCAGTCGTGCCCCTGCCGAAGGTTCAATGTCCACTGGGTTTAACGCGATACCCAAACGCTGAGCGTCTGCGGCTGCGTCAATTTGCGGGCCGCGCGCGTAATCTTTTAGCGAAGCAGCTTCTCGGCGCGCTTGAATTTGTTTTTCAAATGGCATTTTGGCGCCAATAACAGCGCGCTCAATAGCGGGCGCGGCAGCTTGTTTGACTGCGCCAGCAACAGGTTTGGCTAAGGGCGCCGCCAATGACGCAGTGCCTAAATAATTCTCAACATCTGACTGAGGCACGCCGGTTTTGTCGGCAATCCATTTCGCGCCTTTTTGAAAGTTCTGGCCAATAAAGTCTAAAAGCTGACGACCAGCTTCTTGCTGGTATTCAGGTGTGTTTGTTACACCAAAGGCTTTGCCAAACGGCTGGTCAATCGCGCCGACAACGCGTTGTGTAGCCGCTTGCGCCGCTTCGGGTGAGCGGCCCATACGAGCAAGAGGGTATGCCACTTGTTGCGCAATGGCGGGAAGCACGCCGCCAATAGTAACGTCAGCCAGCGAAGCGGCTCCGCGGCCTAGCCCCGTCAAAAACCCTGCCTGTTTTGGTGCGGGTGTTGTTTCAGCCATTGCCGCCACACCGCCGCCAAACTGCTTGGCTAACGCATCGTAATCAACAGCAGGCGTTTGCGCCGTGCCGCCGTATTGTTTGGCAAGTGCTTCGTAATCCATTAGCGAATCCCCGCAGCTTTCTTAAATTGATTGGCAGCATTAGCGTCTGGAAACATCATGACACGGCCATCAGGTAAGGTAACAGAGTTGCCCGCAGGCGCGTTGCCTTTAGTGGGGATTTGATCCGCAGCAGAAGCAGGGTTTTTATATTTTTTAAGCTCTGGGCGCTCAAACAATGATTTGTTACCTGGGCCTGAGTACCAAGCATCTTCAGCTCCATCAAGCGTGCCTTTTTGCGTGCGCCAATCAGCGTAAAAATTACGCTGGTCAATGTCACGTTGAAGTTGCGCTTTGGCTACATCAAGAACAAACTTGTTTGCATTTTTTGTGTTACCAAGTTGCGCGCCAGTCTGTGTAATCCTTTGAGCGTCGGCTTCAGTCTGAGGACCTTTTTGTTCCAACTGACGTTGCAGCACCGCAGCGTTTGCGTTAGCCAAAAAGGTTTGTGCGTCCGTAGCGTACTTATCTGCGTCTTTAACGCCCAGCGCGGCCAAGACTTTAGCGCCTGCGGCTTTAGTTTCAGTACCAAAACCAGTATCAAAATCTTTGTTCATGATACTGATATTGGAGTCAATAGCTGGCAATGTCTTAGCAGCAACGCGCGCGCTATCGTTGACAAGTTTAAACTGGTCAACTAAAAACTCGCCGTATTTGCTTTTTTCGGCTTTTTCTTGCGGCGGCAAGTTAACGGTCGAGACATTCGCGCCCGCACGTTTCATTTTTATCTGGTAGTCGCGGAAAGCAGGGTTAGTTTCGCCGTACTGAAACTCACGAACTTCGGTCGGAATTTTACGAATCTCTGCCAGCTGCGTTTTCAGCACATCAACCTCAGCTTTAGCGCGAGGGTCGTTGCTGGCGGACAACATACGAATGTTGTTCAAAATCTGTTGCTCGTTAGCCACCATAGCGTTAACAGGCGCTGCGGGTGGGGGGACCATTGCGTTTCTAACTGGGGCTGGCCCAGCAACTGGGGCTGGGACCGCGCCGCCAACAGGAGCTAAATTATTGACGGGAGCGGCAGGCGCGGGGTTCATTGCGTTAACAGGCGCGCCTACGCCTTGCAACTTCAAGTAGTCGTCATAGGCTTTTTGATCTTTTAGTTTTTGTTGAAGACCAATGCCAAACTCCATAAATTTGGGGTCGCCAGATTTAATGTATGCGCTAGCAATCTCATTTAAATCAGCGGGACCGCCGTTCTCCATAGATTTAGAACGAATTTGATCAAGCACAGCCCGCTCGCGTTTTAGCCCTTCAAGCTGCATTTGGCTAACTTCATTTTGATTTTGCAAGCCTTGAAGCTGCGTCATCTGCGCGTATTGCGCCACAGGGTTGGCAATTTCAAGCGGCCTAACGCCAAGTGCAATGGATGGATCGAGAGCCATATGTATCCTTACGATAAGCCAATTGATGCGTTGTAGCCAGCGTACGGCTCAGACATAAGACCGCCGCCACCGCCAGTTCTATTTCGGCTCAACGCGTTTACCAAGTTATTGCCTTGGTTGTAGTTCAAATATGTACCCAAACCGCTTGTGTACGCGTTAGCCGCGCCAACGGTGCCTGCGGCGCCAGCAGCAGCGCCGCCGGTAAGGTAGTTACCCATTGTGTTGGCGTTTGCTGCGCCCGCAGCCCCAAGGTTAGCTGCCGTAGTTTGACCGACACCGGCCAACGATTGCAAAGGTTGCAGTCTGGCCGCGCGCTCTTGCTGGTAACGGTTAAAAGCGTTGGTGTATTCTTGCGAGCCCATTTCTTGGCCAAAGCCAACCGCAGCACGCAAAGCATTTCCAGAAATCAAACCGCCACGCGAGGCAGCTTGGGCGTCCAGCGCTTTCTGGCCTTCTTTCAACCGAAATGCGTACCCTGGGTCTCTTGTAAATTCATCGTACGCAAACGGCGTGTAGTCAACTGCGCTCTCAAGTTTTCCAAGCGCGCGTTCGCCTGCCCTAAGCCAAGGCATCTGATCTTGACGCGTTTGCTGAAACTGTTCGTTTGAAAGAGCGGAAGCCTCTCGCGCGGCGCCAGCCTGTGCTTCGCCCGCGCTACTAGCGGCTCGGCTGCCTAAGAATCCTGATACCGCGATTGCGGCGGGTACCATCCATGTCATATTAAACTCCTTGGCTCAAACACTGAGCAATTTTGTGCACCTGTTGATGGTCAACTGATGCAACGATTACTTCATCAACTTCATCTTCATCCGTGCATTCCGTAGCATGGATGCAATACCAAACTACATCTGTGAGCGATTTTACGCCGTGATGCTTGCCTGCGGCAATAGTAAGGCATGCTGGCGCATGAATAATTGAAATTTGCCCGTCAACAATCAGTTCAATTGAGCCTTGGGCCAGCACGGACAGATGGTCATGCTTGTGCGTGTGTTGCACCAGCCACTTGCCCGCGGGGATAAACGTCTCTTTGGCATACACGCCGCCGCCAAAATGATGGACGATTT